TCGTGCCCGGTGCGAGCTTGAGGATGCGATCCACCTCGCTGAACCCGTACAGGGGCTGGTCGAGGAGCGCCTCAGGGGCGCCGCCAACGGCGTGGGCTGGGGTGGGCTCACACTCCATACGCTCACGGTACCGCGCCGACATCCCTTTTGCCTACCTCCCCGCTGGGGCGCGCGGCGGAACGGGCGGAGCTGCTCGGGGATCCGGCATGCGGGCGTCGATTGCGTCGATCCGGACGAGTTCTGCGTCAGCTTGGAACCTGCCGAGCGTCGCCACGATCGGGTCGGGGAAGTTGTGGTCGAGGGCGAACAGTCGGGGCATGGCCACGCCCGCTACGCGGCGCGCTGCCCGAGATTCTCGTCAAGTTGGCGCTCCAGGCTGAGCGCCTCATCTATCGCGCCGTGCGAGAGGGAAGGATAGAGCGCGTAGACGGTCGCGACCGGCAGGCCACTGCTCGCCAACGCTGCCAGGGCCTCCGACTCGACGCGGGTGTGCGCGACGTGCGGGGCGCCACCGAGTTTCCCGGGGACGATACGCAGCAGCGGTCGGGGGCGGTTCAGGTCCGGGCCGCGGCTGCCTTCCACGGTCAGGAACGGCAGGGTGACGGTGAGCAGTTCACCCTCGATGGCCGGCATACGCCGCTGCCGCGCCGAAGCCTCCAGGTCTTCCTCGGCGAGGACCAGAATGGACCCTCCGCGGTCGACGGCCACGGAGGGGCCGTGCCCTTCGCTCCACAAACTGAGGTTCAGCTCGGCGAGCTGTTGCAGCGCGCGCCGCACCGCGGGCATCGCGGTGCGCGGCACCTCCGCTCCGTCCGGGGCGGTCTTGCTCTGCCGCAGCCAGTAGATGGTCCGCAGGCCCATCAGGTCAGGGTATGACCACAGCTTCACGCGGCGCGCCGACACCGAGGGTACGAGGATTCCCTCGCGCGCCCAGAAGTGGACGGTCGAGAGTGGGACCCCGGACAAGGCCGCGGCTCGGCGGGCGGGATATGCGCCCCGGGACTGGCTCATTCGCTAAGCCTATTCGACGTGGTGATACCGCTCATACCCCAACCGATCGTGGAACCATAGAGCCTTGTCTCTGCCTCTAGGAGCTGAGGGCGAGGTAGACGCTGGCGACCGTGTTCGACGGTGCCCCCGGGCTGAGGGGGAGGTCGGTTTGGCTCGCGAGGCTGCCGCACACCCGCGGCGTGTCAGTCGAGATGGCGGGGACGTTCACCGCACCGTAGAGGATCGGCATTGTGGACCCGACGAACAGGATGCCGGCCGCGTACCGGGTGCCCCTCGTCAGGGTGTAGCTGGTGGGCATCGCCGTGCCGCCCACCGCGTTGGTCGCGAAGTTCGCGGTCGCCGTCGTGAACGTCGCATTCCCCAGCGTGGTGGTGTTCGCCGATGCGGCGACACACGTCATCCCGGTGCCGTCCGGATTGGGCGCCGTGTAGAGGCCCATCCGGGCGAGAGTGATCCCGGCGGCCGCGGTGCCGCCGATGGGCAGCTTGAACTTCGACACCGTCACGTCGACGGGGGCCACGAAGAACATGAAGACCAACCGCTGCGTCGCGAGGGCGTTGACGTTGCTCGATGGGACGAGCAGGCGCGGCATCGTCTCCACCGAGTCGGCAAGCGGCAACCATGCGGCGCGCGCAGCTGCGATGTCCGCCTGCAATCCCGTGATCGTCTCCTCGGCTTCGGTGAGGTCCGCGTCTAGGGCGGCGACCGTCGCCCCGGACGCGGCTTGCAGGGCACCCGTCCCGATGGTGCGGCGGGACGCTGTCCCGGCGGCCGCGTCACTGGCGAGCGCCAGCTTCGTCTCGGCGATGGCGGCGCCCGTGGCGACCTTGGCGTTCGTCACCGACCCGTCGTCCGGCACGCCGCTGGTGCTCCCCCCAGCCCTGATGATCGTCGGCACGACTCCCCTTATCGGTAGTAGCTGATGTGGACGACGGCGTCCGTCGCCCCGGAGCGGATGAACCGCAGGGCTGTGAGGTCACCGTCGAAGTTCATCCCGTCCCCGTCTTTGAGCGGCATCCCGACGCTCGCGGTCGGCATGGTGCCGTCGTCGCGCCACCGGACGGGGCCGCCTTCGACGATCACGACGGCCCGGTCAGCCCCCGATGGGAGGGTCCCGAGGGCGACCGCGGCGCTGGACACGGCGAGGCCGATGTAGCCGACGCCCGTATAGATACCCATGCTACTCCCCCGGGTCCGTGGCCACCACCGGGCTGCCGCCGGGGACGGTGAGCAGAGAGTCGTCCCCCGCCACGACCGTGCCGGGGCCCGTGGCGCGCGCGGCCTCGATCTCCCCCGCGGCGCGGGTCTGAGCGACCGCCTGGTCGCTGCGGTTCTTCCCGGTCGCCAGTGTTGCGAAGGTCGCGACGATCGCGCCGCCTGCGAGAACTAGCAGGCGCTGGCCCGGGGTGAGGTCGAGAGTGTCGATGCCGGCGACGATGACGGCGACGCCGGAGGAGAGGGCGGCGAGGCCGTACCCGGCGTAGGTCTGCAGGCCATTCGAGACGGTGGTGGTCATGCTGTTCTCCTAGAGGTAGCGGGTGGTCAAGCTCTTCGCGACGTTGGTGACGTCCCGGGGGCCGCGCCAGGTGTCGCCGCGCCAGCTGATCGCGGCGGTGGTGGTGGGGGCGAGGCCGTGGCGGGCGATCCACCGCAGCGCCCCGGCGCACTCACCCCACCCGGCCCACGCCCGGCCGCCCTTCCCGGCGCGCTCCTCCCCCAGGGTGCGCAGGTGGAGGCGCAGCGAGGCGCCGTGGGGGAGGACTGGGCTGCGGTCCTCCTGGCTGGTCTTCGGGGGCCGGGGAGCGTCGACGAGGGTCTGCATCGTGGCGTCCCCCGGGCAGCTCGTCGCGGTGCCCTGCCGGTGGCCGTTGAGGTCCGTCATGCCGAGGTGGTCGGCGAGCCACCACACTGCCTCACGCGCGGCCTCGCTCGGCGGGGTCGCGTCGTAGGTCCCCATCAGGCACACGGAGGGTTCGTCGTTGTGGCCGGGGCAGTGCGCGGCCCACACCTGCACGCCGCGGCCCTCGTACACCCGCCCGCTCGGGGCGACCAGGAACGCGTATCCGATGTCGGCCCACCCACGCTGGGGGCCCTGGTGGAACGCCTGGATGCCGCGCACCGTCGCGATCTCGCTAGCCCGGCTGTCCGTGGGGGCCGGCCCATCGCTGTGGTGGACCCACAGGGTGCGGCCCGTCCACGCGCATGTGGCGCGGTTCCTCGGGGGGCGGGCGCCCCACCCGCCGCGGGAAATGATGCTGGTCACGGTGTGTCTCCTTGGGTCGCGGGAGGGTCGTCGCAGTCTGAGTTCGCGAAACCGCCGCGGGTCGCCGCTAGGCGCGCCTCAGCAGCCGCCGCCCGGCTAGTCTCGGCCGCCAGGCGGTGGCGGCCCTCGCTGGCGTGCCAGGCGGCCATCGCGGCGTCCCGCCGGGCCTGCGCGGCCGCCGTGTCCGCCCCGATCCGGTCGCGGGCCTGCATCATCCGGCACGACTCAGTGAAAGCGTCGTCGCCGGACTTGATCAGGACCCAGCCGACGCCGGCGACGACGCCGAGGAGGGCGAGGAAGAGGGCGAAGAAGGCGAGGTCCGCGCGGCGCCGTGCCTCAGCATGGGCCTGCTGGACGTCCTCCACGGTCGCCAGGCGTGGCCGGGCCGCGCTCATCGCCACCACCCCACAAGCCACCCGGCGGTGGTGACCAGACTCGCGGTCGTCATTGCCGCCCACCAGGCGAAGCCCGCCCACTCCCGGCGGCTGCGGCCAGGTTCCCAAGGATGCGCAGCGCCACTGCCCCCGATGGCGCCCCGAAGATCGTGAACACGCTCGCGAAAAGAATGGCGGGTGGAGCCTGCGGGTGGGTCATCGCCCACACGAAACCGAGGGTGCCGAGGCAGAGCTGGACGGCCGCCCCGAACCGGGGAAACCACCTCTCCCACGCGGCGCCGACGCTCCCAGACGACGGCCTTTGCTTGCTCTCTCCGGTCATGCACCCCGCGCCCCTTTCACGTGGCCGTCTGGTCAACGATAAGAACCCCCGCGGCGTTCCAGGCCCGTACGCCCCACCGGCCGTCCGCCTGGACTCCAACCCTCACTCGGAGGCGCCCGTCGGGGTCACGCCACTCCCGGTTCGACGCCATCGTCTGGGCCTCCAACTGCGCGACCCGGCGCGCCAGGTCCGTGACGGTGGTGGTGATGTCCGGCCGGCCGGGCGTCACGACACGACCCCCTGCGGGGCGACGACGATGTCCATCGCCTCCGCGGCACCGGGGGCGTCAGGGAGCGTCACGGTGATCTGCTCGACGCGGTATCGGCCGTCGAGCGTCACCCATCCACGGTTGACGCGGACGGTGACGATGTCGCCGACGCGGATGTCGCGGTAGCGGGCGTCGGGTGCCCCCGGCTGGAGCCGCAACCTGGGCAGGACCAGGGGGCTGGTGACGAGGGCGCCGCGTGCCTGGTCGCCGAGCCACAGGGGGTCGGCCGCGTCACCGAGGGTGACGATCCCCTGGCGGAGGCGGTGCACCAGGATGCTGTCCGGGTCGGCGGCGACGACTTGCACCTGGTTCTGGCCGACGGCGGTCACCTGGTTGCGGATCTGGCTGGCGTCGACGCTGACCCCGACCGCCATGATGTTCCGTCCCCACTCCCACACCAGGTCCGTCTCGCGGCCCCGCGGAACGCGGGCGTCGAACCGGTAGCCAGTCATGGTTGGGACCATGGTGTAGTCGAACCCGCCGTCGGCCTGCACGAGCTCGTCTAGGGCGGACCGGACGTCGGTGGGTGTGTCCCACGTCTTCGACCTGGCGACGCTGTCCGGTGTCGTGCCGCGGGTGATGCCGAGGCTGTTTCCCGCACCGGCTTGGGCGTCCTCGATGAGCTGCCACGCCATCGCGGTCTGTTCGGTCGCCAGGATTTGCCGGCCGGCCGGTATGAACCGCGTCGCCAGGAGTGCCTCGACCGGGGCGGCGGTGAACTGCAGGAGGCCGGTGGTGGCGGTGATGTCGCCGGACGCCGTCTCGAGCGGGCCCCGCCACATCGCCTCACCGTCGAGGGTGATGAGCATGTCGACCGTGCCGACGGTGAGGCCCTGGATGCCGGCGGCCTCGTCGGTGGTCATCGTGAACCCGGCGGTGCCGCCCGCGTTCCGGTTCGTGGTGAAGGTGCGGGCGCGGCCCGGCAGGTAGGCGACGCGATCCCCCGAGTGGGACACGAGCTCGCACATCCACTCACCGACGCCCGGGGGCGTGGTGCCGCCACCCGATGGCGGGGGCGGTGGGGTTGTGGTCGTCGGCTGGCTCGCGAGGATCAGGTAGCCGACCGTGGGGGCCGGTGTCGGGCTGTTCTGGCCCCACGTCACACGGACGCCGCCGGTGCCGGTCAGGGTTGCCTTGGCGTCCACCCCGGGGGCACCCGTGATGGTGGACCTCTGCGACAGGCGCCGGGCCGTGGCTGCCGTCGCCTGGTTGTCGGCCGCCTGGATCCATGCGGCGGCGTTCGTGCTGCCGTCTGTCGCACCAACGCCGAAGCGGGCGGTGGTGGTGTCGACCCCATCGGCCTGGGTGAGGCCGTTGCTCCACATGATGGCGGCGACGCCATGGTCGACGGGGATCGTCTGGGATGCACCCGCGGGTGCGGCGGCAGCGGCACCGTAGAGGGCGGGTGCTGCGAGCAGCCCGATGTGGTCGAGGGTTGGTACGGCGCTGCTGGAGGCCGACTGGTTGGTGGCGCCGACGGTCGCGTAGAGGCCTCCCAGGGCAATCCAACCGTACTCGCCGGCGGCGGTGCCGGCGTCCCACGTGATGTCGAATCCGGTGGGGTTCATGGCGGTCAACCGGCCACGGGCGATCACATCCAGGCTGTAGCTTGACAGGCCGGTGACGAGGGCGTCGCGCTGCTGGAGGCTCGCGAGGTCCGTCGGGTTCGATGCGTTCGTGTCACGGATCGTCACGCTGTGCTGCGCGGCGGCGGTTGCCGCCCCCCACCCGATGTTCAGGCTTGGGATGACCTGGCCATCGACGGGCGTGACGTCGTGGCACGCGAGGACCACGGCTGGCTGGAACCCGGTGGTGGTGGTGACGACACCGGCGGTGGTGGCGAGCGGGGCGACGCCGCTGGTGGCCTGCACCCCGGTGCCGCCGATCGCGAGCCACTGCACCCCCGCCCCGGGGGTGACCACGGTCCATGTCAGGGTGAACCCGTCTGCGGTGAGGGCGCAGGAGGCGGCAGCCGCGATGCCACCCGCAGCCCCGTTGGGGATCACGACCGCCTTGGTGCGGCTGTCCACACGGCTGCTTCTCGACCCAGAGGTGGCCGTGTCCGACGCCCACCCGTAGCCCCACTGTCCCGACGCGGTCGCTGCCCCGATGATCATCCGCCCACCTGGCGTATCGCCTTCCGCGGAGTCCCCGGTGCCCCAGATCAGGACGGCCTTCGGCGTCCACCCGAGCGTTACCGTCTGGGTGCCAGGTGCGGTCGGGGCGGCGGCCGAACCCGCCTTGGTGGTGACCGCCGGCTGGGACGGTGGGGGTGGGGAGACGGTCACCGTGCGGCTCGCGGTGGTCACCGCACCTTGGTTGTCGGTCGCCCGGGCGCGCACTACCCGGTCCCCGGCGGTCGGCCATGTCATCGTCGCGGTGGTGCCGGTGGCGTCCGTGTAGACGCCGTCGTCATTGAGGTCCCACTCGATGCTGGTGATGGTCCCGTCGGGGTCGGTGGCGGTCGCGGTGAGCGTCACGGGGGCGCCGACCACCGCGGGGCTGCTCGTGATCGTCACGGCCGGCGGCTGGTTGCTGGGGGCGGGGGCGACCGTGACGGTGCGGGTAGCGACGGCGGTCGCCCCCTGGTTGTCGGTGACTTGCAGCCGCACCGTGTACGTCCCGGCTGCCGGGAATGTGCGGGTGGCGGTCGCTCCCGTGCCGTCGTCGAACGCGCCGTCGTTGTCGAGGTCCCACGCCCGGGCGGCGATGTAACCGTCCGGGTCCGAGCTGGTGTCGGTGAAAGTGACGGGCTGGCCGGCGGTCGCCCCCGGGCTGATCGACATCGTCGCGTTCGGGACCTGGTTGGTTCCCCCCCCACCGGCCAGGACGAACCCGGGCCAGATGCTCGCGGGGCCGATTTGGCCGACGAGTCCAGCGGCCTGCGCATCCACGTACAACTGTGAGGACGTGGTGATCGTGAAGTCGCCGTTGTCGGGGTCCGCGTACCCCGGGCTGGCGCTGGCGGACCCGATGTTGCCCGCCTGGTTCACGCGGGCTGAGGTAACCGTCGAAGCGATACGCGGTTGTCCTCCTGTGTCACCGATCCAGTTGTTCCACAACCGGTTGTTCGCGACCGTGTTCGTCGGGTCATAGGACTCGACCATCGCAGCCCAGCTGTCGCCGCGGCTGTTCGTCATCTTCGACAATACGCTGTTGGTGACTGCGTTATACCTCGCGCCAACATACCCTGTTTCGCTGCTGAACGTGATGCCATGGTTGCACTTGTAGCTAATGTTGCGGTCCCACAACCACCCTTCCGGGGACCGGTAAAACTGGATCGCGTACTCCCCGCCGTTAGAGACGATGCACTCGCGGATCGTCGCGGCCGGCGTCGACGTCCACGGGGCCCCAGACCATGCCCCGTCGTTGGCGTAGTAAGCGTGGTCGTGCTCGTCCCCGTACTTCCCGGCCGACTGGGTACGGCATCGTTCGTCCATGTGGTTCGCCCCAGCAGGTACACCGGAGTAGTTACGGAGGATCGCCCTGGTGCCCGCTGTAGGTCTGCCCTTGAACGCGCAGTCGCGCCAGACGACCCTTGATTCTCCGTGGTAGACGATGCTGTTGATGTCAGCTGCCTGTGTGCCAGTGTTACTAGACGTGAAGTCGAAGTACACGCCGAGCACGAACGTCTGCGATGATGGTTCACCGAGGTTCCTGGAGTACACCTTGACGCCCATCATGTAGCCGTCGTGGCCGCGCGTCTTGTACACGGCCATGTACTCGTAGTGGTCGGCTGCTTGGAACGTGACGTTCGCGGCGCTCGGCCAGTACCAGGCGTAGTAGGACCCGGTGGCGAGCACGATCGTGTCGCCCGCCTGGGCGAGCGTCACCTGGTTCGCGAGGTTACCCGGGTTCGCATAGCGGGTCGTCGGCATCTACACGACCCTCTGCGCGATCAGCTGGTGCGTGAGCCCGGTGGCGCCGACAACGGCACCGGATACGCCGGCGGCCGCCCACACCACCACGGTGAACGCCTCGCCTGTCGCGAGGCTGGCGACCCATTCGACGTCGAGGACGCCGCTCTCGATGTACGACGTCGTCTCAGGGCTTCCCATGAGCCGCAGCTCACGCCTGAGCACCGTGGCGCCCCGGCGGGCGTCGATGAGATAGTGGCCGAACGGCCCGCCGACTCGGACCCGTGCACGGCAATGCCAGCGGCCGGGGGGCAGCGGGATCGCGCTCGACCCGCCCGTGAAAACGACGGGTGTCGGGGACGCCTCGGACCCCATCGACACCGCACCCGCGTACGGCGGTTCGTAGACGATGGGGGATGGTGCGGCGCCGGCGACCACGGGCCGGTAGCTGGTGATGTTCCCCGCGTTGATCGCCGTGTCGCCGGCGGTGATCTGGACGGCGGCGAGGACGAGGCAGGACGCCGGGATGGACGGCCAGGAAGGGGTGGCGGCCGCGATGCCCTGGATGATCTCGAACCCCGCGGTGTTCGCAGGGTCCGCGCCACCGTCGGGGGCCCCGTCGCGGATGCGGGCCACCACCAAGTCGATGCGGGACCCGGAGGCGACGGAGGCGAACGGCCCGACCGTGACGGCGGCGTCGTTTTCCACCATGTAGATGCCCTGCCCGGCGATCGTGGTGCCGGTCACGAACCCCGCCCCTGGCGTAAGGGTGACGCTCATGGACACGGGGGCGGTTGGCGTCACCAGGAGGTCGGTGGGGGTCGCGACCCCGTCGATGTTGTGCAGCAGGCCGCCGATGAGGCGCCGCACACGGTTCGCGGGGTACTGGTGCGACGCGAGGCCGAAGAACACGGGGGGGTTGATGATCGACACGGCGGGCGCTCCTTAGAGGTAGGCGTCGTTCCAGACGACGGTGGCGTGGCCGTTCGGGCCGGCCCCGTCGGCGAGGAGGCGGATAAGGTTGTCGCCTGGGTGCAGCTGCCACCAATCGCTGACGGACCGGTCGATGGTGTGGTACCGGTTCCCGCCACTGGGGCCGTCGCTGACCGCGGTGCGCGCGCGGCCGTCGAGCGTGACGGTCTCCCCGTCGAAGATCGTTGTGTGCAGCGCCAGCCGCTGGCCGGTGCTCACGTTCCAGACGACGGGGTTCACGAGCTCGCCGTGCAACAGAAGGCGCGGCCAGGCGGGGGCGTCCCCCTGGTTGGTCACGGTGATGCCGCTCGGCGTCGCAGCGGGCCCGGTGAACACGAGCGGGAACACGAGCGGGAAAACGAGGCCCCCGCCGGGGGCGGGGGGGAGTACCGACCTGGTGTGCTGCTGGTGAGACCGGAGTGTCGACGATCCGGACCGGAACGTGACGCGGAAAGCCTTCCCCCACCCCTGGCTGCTCGCCCCCTCATCGACGGTCACGAGGGGCTCACCGGTACGGACGTCTAGGGAGAGCGCAGGGTCACCGACGCGGCCGTCCACCACCACCGGCCACGTGTCGACCGTGGGTGCGCAGGCGCGGCGCAGGTCCCGTTCCAGCTCGCGGAGGCGGCCGCGGCTGGGGGCGACGATCAGGCCCTCCACCGACAGTGTTCGACCCCGGACCGACAGCTGCCCGAGGATGTCGCCGTCGCCACCCGGCCACGGGTTCACGTCCTGGTCCACTGGGGCGCCGTCAAGGCCCCCGACCTGCTGGAGCAGCAGGCAGTCGTGGGGATCAGCGGGCCGGCCTTCCAGGGTGACGGCAGCCGGCGTGTCGGCGTGGAGCACCAGGCTGTACTCCAACGGCATCAGCCGCCCCTTCCCTGGTGGGCGAGGTGCCACCCGAGGCTCTCCGCGATGTCGCGGGGGGTCATCGTCCCGCCGCGAGCGTCGACCTGGATGTTGGTGACGCCCCCAGCGGCCGTCGTTGGGGCGCCGGGGGCGGCGGAGGCGGTGGTGCGGGCGGCGACTGCGGCGATCCGCTCGGCCTCCCGGACGACGGCGGCGCGCTGCTGGGCCATACCGGCCGCGAAGTCCCGTGCCAAGGTGGCGCCCCAGTCGGCGGGGTCCTCCGCCAACGGCCCCCTCTCCGCGGGAGACCTGAGCCGCAGGTAGGCGGCGACCGACGCGGCAAGCTGGCGGGCGGTGCGCTCCACCTCCTTCCGTGTGCGCGCCAACCCCTGGCTGAACGCCAACCCCAGCGTCTCACCGGACGCGGCGAGCTGCGGAGCGTACGCGCGGTAGATGCCGTCCAGCTCCGCGAGGAAACCGGCGGCGTGGACCTTCCCGGCCTCCGCCTGCAGGCGGAGGCGCTCCCGCATGTCACCGATCTGCCGGTCGAGGGCTGCGGTCTGGGCGGCAGCCTGGGCTTCCGCCGCGGCTCGCTGCTGGTCGAGGCTCGCCTGGGCCTGCTGGCGTTCCACCTCCATGACCCGCTGGGCCTCCTGGCGCTGGGCCTCCAGGCGCTGGTTGAGATACTGTGCCTCCGCATCCAACGCCTGCGCGCGTGCGTCCTGGTCGAACTCGGCGAGCGCCCGCGCCGCCTTGTCGCGCTCCTGAAGCGCGACGGTGAGGAGCTGCTGGGCCGCGGCCCGTTCCGAATCGGTCCGGGCCCGCGCCTGGACGTCCTCCAACCTCCGGACGTTCACGTCCGCCGCATCCGCCGCAGCGGATAGCGTGCCCCGATTGTCGGTGGCGTCCTGGGCGGCCCGGGCAGCGCGAATCGCGGCGGCCTCCTGCTCGGCCGCCGTTGCCCGCCGGGCTTCCACGGACGCGTCGATCTCCGCGAGCCTCTGATCGAGGCGCTGCTGGGCGGCGGCGGATGCCTGCTCAAACGCGTCCTCCAGCGCCGATACCTGGGCGGCGAGGCTCCGTTGGATCGCGTCGGTGACAGCCTGGCCGACCCGATCCAACCCCTGCTGAGCCTGTTCCACGAGGGCCTGGACGCGGCCCGCGTACGCGGATGCCGTCTCCACCCGCTTGCGTGCCTGGTCTCTGGCTGCCTGGATGTTGAACACCCGCAGGGCTTCCGACGCTGTGCGGACGTCACGGGTGGCGTCCGCCTCGTCCTTCTTCGCGGCGGCGAGGCGCCGCCGCGCGGCGCGCTGTTCGGCCTCCGACGCTGTGCGGACGTCACGGGTGGCGTCCGCCTCGTCCTTCTTCGCGGCGGCGAGGCGCCGCCGCGCGGCGCGCTGTTCGGCCTCCAGCCTGGCCTGTTCACTGTTCAGGCGGCGCCGTTCCTCCTCCGCGTCGATCCGGGAGAGCTGCCGGTCGAGCTCCTCCTGGACCGCGAGGACAGCGTCTGCCTGCCCCTTCGCCGCCGCCCGGGCTTTCGTTATGAGCCTGGTGGCCTCCTGGTTCCCCATCCCGAGGGCCTGGTCGAGGGTGGTGCGGGCCGTGATCTTCTTCGGGTCGATAGCGAGGGCGTCACGGATCAGTTCGGATGCGTGTTTCGCCTCCTTGGCTGACCTGTCACCCCCCTGCTTGATGATGTCCCGCTGGTTGTCGAGGCTCGCGCGCAGCCTGTCGTTCGCGCTGGGGCTATTCCGATGGTCGGCGTTCATCGACGCGATGACGGCCCGGAACCGGGCGGCTCCCGCCTGGGCTAGGGCGACGCCTTGGTTGATCTGGGAGCCGATGGATGCAATCCATGACGCGAGGCTGACGGGGCCGTCGACCTGTTGGGCGGACGTCCGTATCTGGCTGGCGCCGGCGTCCATGATCGCTTTGCCGGCGTCGACACCGTTCTTGATGTCGTCCTGCATCCTCTGAAGGTCGTTGACGTCAGCGTCGCCGAGGTTCTTCACCGCGTTCCCGGTCGCCCTGATCTTCGGTGTCGCCGATCCGGCGGCGTTCCCGACCCTGGTAAAGCCCTGGCTGGCGGCCGCCGCCTGCTTCGTCTGGGCCTGCATCTGGTGCCGCAACCCGTCGTTCGCGGCGGCGAGCTCCTGGATGCGGCGCCGCCCCTCCGCCGTGTTGCTGTTCAGGCGCTCCTGAATAGCGATCTCCAGCTCATTGCGGCGGATCATGTCCTCCGTGGATTTCACGGCCTTCTGCTGGGTCGTGACCTCCTTGGCGGTTGCGACCGCCCCCTCCTGGGCCTTCGCGACGACCTCGTCGTTCGCACGGGCGAGGCCACGGCGTGCCTGGGCGAGCGACACGGCCGCCGTCCTGGCCTCGAGGCTGCCGCGGCCGTGCTGCTGGATGGCCTGGCCGAGGGTTCGCTCAGCCTGCTCGACCTGGAGGGCAGCGGCGGACTGCGCGAGGCGGGCGTCGGTGACGGCCCCGACCGCCTGGTTCAACCGCTGGACGCTCCCGGAGGCGGCGTCCGTCGCAGACCGCATCCGGTCCAGCGCCGCAGCGTACTCCTGCGCCGCAGACCCTCCCGAGAACATCCCGGTCTTCAGGACACCGACGATGGCGGCGAACCCGGCGACCACGGAGACCACCATCCCCACCGGCCCGGTCAGGGCGGCCAGGGCTGCCCCCAGGCGTGGGGCCGCCATCGACACGAGGGTGATGCCGTCCGCGACGCTCGTGATCCCCCGCGCCAGGCTGAGGAATGTGCCGACACCCTGGGCGGCCTGCACCGCTAGGCCGGCGATCGCCGCCGCCCTGTAGGCGGTCCATGCGGCGACCCCCGCATACAGGGCCCCTGTCAGCAGGGCGGTGCCCGCGGCGGTACCAGCGAAGTCCGCCGCCAACCCGAGGAGGCCACCCCCGATACTGGCTAGTGCCCCCGCGACCTGGAGGGCGGTAGCGGCCACCGGCAGGAGTTGGCCGGCCAACGCGGCGATTCCGGGGGTAACAGCCGCGATACCACCCGCGAGGTCCCCCATACCCTGCACCAGGGGCGTGACGGCCTGGGCACCCTGCTGCACGCCAGATACGAGCCCCTGTATGAACCCGTCGATGTCACCGGAGTCGGAGACGCTGTCGACGAGGCTGGTGAGTCCTTGGGTCGCCCCGCGTAGGACGTCGGTGAGGGCGGACCCCGCCTTGATCCGCAGGGTGTCAAGGCTCCCGCCGAGCTTCTCCACGTCGCCGGCGAGGTTGTCCTGCTGGCGTGCGGCGACTTCCGCCGCAGCACCATGCTTCTGCAGCCCCTGCTCGTATGCCTTGAGTTTCGCGGGCCCCTGATCCATCACGGCGTTCAGGGCCCGGATCCCGTCCCGGCCGACCAAGGTGTTGAAGAACGCGGTCCGCTGGGCGAGGGTCATGCCCTCCGTGGCTTTCTGGAGCCGCCCGGAGAGGGTGGCGGCGTCCACCATCTCACCGTTCGCGTCCAGCACGGAGAGGCCATGCTGCTTCATCGCGTCGGCTGCCTTGTCCGTGGGGGACAGCAGGGCGATCAGCGCGGACTTCAAGCTCGTACCGGCGTCGGAGCCCTTCACGGCGTTGTCCGCCAACGCCTCTAGGTACACCATCGTCTCGCGGAACCCGAGGCCGCTGCTCTTCGCGACCGATCCGGTCTGGGAGAGCGCCATCCCGAAATCCGAGACCTCCGCGGTGGTCTTATTCGCCGCCACCGCCAGGGCGTCGGCGATGCCGGGTAGCTGCCGGGCGTCGAGCTTGAACTGCTTCTGGCTGTTCGCGGCGATCGCTGCGGCCTCGGCAAGATCGATGTTCCCGGCGGCCGCGAGAGCCAACGCGGACTGGAGTCCACCGCCGAGGATTTCCCGGACGGTGAGGCCAGCCGTCGCGAGCTCCGTCTGGGCGACCGCCGCCTCCTGGGCGCTGTACTTCGTCGACCCGCCGAGGTCTAGGGCCTGCTGGCGCAACGCGGCCATCTGGCCTCGTGTGGCGTCCGCCTTCGCCCCCAAGATGCTCAGTTGGGCGTCGAACTGCATCGCCGGCTGCACGACACTCTTGATAGCGGCCGCGATCCCAGCCCCCCCCACGAGGGCGCCGGTCAGGCCAAGGGCGGACTTCGTGAACAGGCCGAGGCCCTGGGTGGCCTTCCCGATGCCCTTCTGCACACCCGAGGCGTCGATCACGATCCGGCCGGTGGCGGTCCCCAGGGACTGTGCCATCAGCTACCTCCGCCGGTGGCGGGCCGCGTGCGCAGCCCTGGCTTCGCGTGACTTGCGGCGCGCACGGTCCTGCCACGTCTCCCCACCGTGGCCACGCCCCTCGATCCAGTCCGTCCACGCCCCGGTGACGCGGACATCGACGTGGCCACGGCCGTCGCCTTCCGCGGCGGCCCGCACCTGGTCCCAGTCGTCGGCGACCGCCATGACGGCGGCGTCGAGCATGAACGCGTCATGCCGGTCTGGGACGTCGACCAGGTCACTCGGCCGGCACCTGTACGCCTGGCTCATCCGCCACAGCCGCCACATCTCGGGCCGGCTGCTGGCGAAACCTGGCGATGTCGGCGCCACCCCCGATGCGGGCGCAGACGGCGTAGATCACCTGGCGGTCCATCCACGGCAGCACCGTGACGTCCTCCAGCACGGGTTCCATCAGGCTCGCCTTCACGACCGCGTCGACGAGCTCAGCGAACCGCTTCGCGGTATCGGGTGTGGCGTCACCGTCGGTGAGGCTCACGCCCTGCAAGGCGATACCGGTGAGGTGATCGGGGATGCGGCCGGCGACGACGAGGTCCCACACGGAAGGTCGGGCGACCATCACGTCGACGTCGAGCTCGGGCAGGTGCACGGTGACGGGGGCGGACGCACGCCGGAGGATGTCCTCCGTGGAGGCCGGTGCCGCGCTGGTGGTGCTGATGGTGCTGGTGTCCATCTGGCTCTCCTGGGCTGGGAGGGGTTGCCGCGGTACCGCAGCCCAACGGCCCGCGGCTTCCCCCATGCGGTTGGCTGCGATGCTGCGCTCCTGCTACGAGATGGCCACCATCGCTGCCGCCGTCTCCTGGGCCTGCAAGGCGGCCAGGAGCTTGTCCGAGGCGCGGGCAACGCCCTGCCCGGACAGCGTCGGGGTCATGAACTCCCCGTCGTTGAGCTCCAGGCTGAGGTCCCCGGTGATCTTCGCCCGCGGGATGTGGATCTCGAACGACCCGACACCGTCCGCGGTCGTCGTCATCCCGCACAGGTAGAAGTACGGGTAGACGTGGTCGCCCTTCACGTCGATGCGGGTCTTGATCGCGGGGGTCGTCCCGGTCTGGGTGTCGGTGAGGCCCGTGATGATCTTCAGGCTCGGGATGTCGAGGCCACCCTCCTCCAGCTCCCACTCGCAGGTGAGGCCGTTGTTGACGGCGGCGATGACGGTGTTGTCGCCACGCAACTCCTGCGACTCGGACGCGAACTTGAGGGTCAGCTTCCGGATGCCCGGGAGGTCCGTGAGGGTCCCCGGCGTCTCGCCGGTGAGGGTCGCGACCTTCAGGTCGGTGACGCTGAACGGGATGACATGGGCGGGTGCGGCCATGGGTCAGTCCTCCTTCGCGGCCTGCTTCTGGCCGGTGGTGGTGAACTCGTCGGCGTGGGGGCCGTCGAGGATGTCCTGGGCGTCCTTGTCGGACACCTCCACGGGCACCCCGTTGGGGAACTCGCGGTCGCCGAGGACCCGCACGCTCGCGGGGCCCTGGTAGGTGAGGGTCTTCACGGGGCTACCTCTCTGGTGGTGACGTTGAAGCGGGCAACGCGCAGACAGGCGTCCAGCCCGATGTCGGGGTCGACCTGGTCGGGGCCGTCGGAGTCCCACCGGCAGTCGATCCAGACGAGGCCCGCGAGTGGCCCGGCGGGGGTGTGGCGGTGCAGCACGCCACGTACCGCCCGCAGGAGGTCGTCCACCACGTCGTATCCGCCGTGCTGGTAGCACCACACCGCGAGGCTGTGCACCGAGTGGATGTCCAACGGTGGCCCGCCCTTCGTCGCCTGGGCCGCAGCCCGGACTTCCTCGACGACGACGAGGGACGGCAGGATCTCGCCGTCGCCCGTGAAGGCTTCGGGGGTGAGGTCAGGGCTGATGCCGCCCAGCCGGCCGCGGCGCCCATAGACGCGCGCCCCGACCAACGCGGTGACGGTGGTGGCGGCGACGAGCCGCTCCTGGGCGTGGTCGCGGACGCTCACCACAGGCCCCCGAGGGCCTGCGCGACCCGGGGCACGGTGCGCTGCAGTGTTGGGAGGACGGCGGCGTACCGGCCGCTGTTCTTGATCTCCAGCCAGATGCCGTAGTCGACGCCGTGGCCGATCTCCAGCTCACCGCGGCCAGGTGCGACACGGGATGTGGCGTACAGGCCGTTCCGTGCGGCACCCGTCCGGTCTGTCCAGGGGGCCGTGACCTTCGCGTCTCCTTCGGCGACGGCGGCCTGCTGGGCGAGGACACGCGCGAGCTGGGCGTGCGTGAACGGGCCGAGGGCGTGGACGCGGCCGACGAGATTGGGGATGCCGTCCCACTTGATGCGGGCCGCCGGCATCAGGCTGCCGCCAGGAGCTGGCCGTGCGCCATCGTGTGGATCATCCGGTCCGGCTCGACGACCTCCACCACCATCACCAGCCCGTTAACGGTGACACGGTCGAGGCGCCGCACGTCCACGCCCGGCTGGAATGCGCACGAGCAGGGGGCCGTCCCGGAGGCGGCGGCGTCGGTGAGGGTCTGGTGCACGTCGCGGCTGTTGACCCGCATGCGGGCGGGGACGTCGACGGCGACGTCCGCCCAAGTGGTGCCGGTCTTGCGGCGGATCGTGGCCCGGTCGAACAGGGCGGCGTTCCCATCGGCGGCGGCCGCCTGGCGCTCCGTGGTGGTGAGGCCGGGGAACATCACCAGGTGTTGTCCCCCCGCACCTCAGCGCCCGGCAGGGCCAGGGGGGACGGCAGGGGCTCCACCGTGTGCGTCGTTTCGATGAGGGGTGCCCACCCGGGGAACTCGGCGAGCAGCCGGGCGTCGGCGGGAACGTCGAGGGGGGTGGTGGCCCACGCCCGCCGGTCGTACCGGGTGGCCATCTGCATGCACGCCTGGAACAGTTGGTTGCGGGCCAGGCGGGTGTCGTCGCCCTGGAGGTCGACGCGGTTCGCGACCCGGCCGGCCTTCACCCGCCACCCCTCCGCCGCCGCATACCCCAGCGCGTACGTGGGGGTCCAGCCGACGGCCGATGGTTCACGTCCCGCAGAGTCCTGGCGGGCGGCGAGGTCCAGCAGCACGTCGACGTCCCCCGCCGACAGCTCGGGGTCCGTGTCGGCGGCGACCATGAGGCGCAACCGGATGATCGTGTCGGCGGGGTGAGCCACGAGCGCGGCTTAGTCGCCCTCGGNNCGGGGGTGGCCGGGACCTGCGATTCCAGCACCGTCTCGGCGCCGGCCGGCATCGTGTGGCCCGGATCGCCGGGGTGCACGCCGATGTAGCCCTGCTCGACACCCACGATGAGGGGGTGGTCCTTCGTGATGCCGTCCGCGACGTCCGACGTGGCGGGCTTCTTGCTGGCCATCATGGTTCTCCTTGGCTGGGGGAGGCGTGAGCGCACCCGGTATGGGTGCGCCCTCACGTGGTTCACGGGGCGGTGCGCAGCACCGCCGCCGGGTACCGGTTCGTGTTGGACACTCCGGCGATCGCGTCGTTCGCCTGGACCCAGCCGACGCGGAACACGACGCGAAGGGCCTTGGAGTCCTGCTGGAACGTGTTGTGCACGATCGCCCCGTTGGCGTCCTGGATGACGGCCTGGTCGGCGACCGTGAACGTGATGTCCTGGCGGATGCCGAGGCGGAACCCGGCGGACTGCATCGCGATCAGGCGGGCGGCGCCGGCCCCGGTGGGCCACAGGCCGGGCATGCTGTACGCGACGGGGGCACCCTCGATCTCCGTCAGGGATGCGATGTCGAGGAGCCGCTGGCCCGTGTTGTCGCGGGCGCTGCGCAGCGCGGCCCGGATGTTGCGGGCGGCGACGAACCCGTCGACGTCGTACTCGTCCTCCTCGACCTTCGCCATCGTGTCGAGGACGTCCTGGGCGATGCCGCCTTCGCTGGCGGTGTGGCCGACGTTCACGACGTTGCCGGCGGCGATCGCGGCGGGCACGATCGCGTCGGGCCACACGGCGGGCTTGTTGATGCCGAAGAACACGGCGCCGTCGAGGCAGCGACCGACAGCGGTCACGAGGTCCGGCTTGATCGTGTCGAAGATGTTCTCGTCGAGGTCGTCGTTGACGGCGTCGGGGACCACGACGATCGTCGCGATCTCCTCGACGTTCATGTAGACGTTGTCCCAGCTGAAGTCGGTGGTCTGCTTCAGGCCGGTGTCGCCGTTCACGAAGTACGCGACGGGCATCGCGGACTTGACGGGGAACCGCACCTGCTTCTTTCGGACGGGGACGCGGCGGATCAGCTGGAGGGCGGCGGACTCCTGCTGGACCGTCTCCAGGAACGACTCGTCGACGTCGACGGTGATCCCTGCGGCGACCTTCGTGCGGTCGACGATGTTGTTGTACGGCATGAGGGGCTCCTCGGAACGTGCACCCCTACGCCGGGGTGCTGCTCTACGTGAAGCCCGCTCACCACCAGGGTTCTTGCGGGGCGCCCCTCTGGGGCGAGGCCACCCGACCCCGCGGGGGTGGGTGACGTCCAGCCGTGCTACGGCTACCGGGGAGTAAAGCACACCCCCCGGACAGCCCGGTTTACACCCCGCCGCGCAGCAGGGCGTTCACCTGGTCGCTCATCGACCCCTTCGCGTCCGTCCCCTGGGTGCCAGTGTCGGCCGCCCCGGCGCGGCGGAGCTGCGGGACGTCCTCCATGACGGCCTTCACGGCGGCCTCGACGGAGCGCCGGTCGGGGTGGCCGTCCTCGTCCCATGCGATGCCGGCGGGGTTGATGAGGCGGCTGATGACGCTCGGGCGGGTGATGCCGAGCTTGCCGCAGACGTCCGCGACCTCGGCGCCCAACGCGAGGGTCTGGATGCGGCCGGTCGCCTCAGCGAGCCGCTTCTCGGCGGTGTCGGCGCGGGTGGTGGCCTTCTCCAGGTCCGTCTGGCCGACGGCCTCCAGCTCCGCGATGCGCTTCTCCGCGTCGCGGAGCTTGCGGCGGTACTCGGCGGCCTCTCGGCTGGCCTTCTCCGCGGCCTGCTGGTCAGGTGTCGCCTCGCCCAGGCCGGCGTCCTGCTGGTCGGTCGTCTGGTCGATGGTGTCAGCCGCGGGTGCGGCGGGGCTGCTGCTGGTGCTCATCTTCATCCTCCGGTTCGGGGTCGTCGGTGTCGTCGTTGGCGAGGCCCTGTCGTCGGTGGTCGTCCATCGAGACGGTGCCCGCCCTGACGGCCTCGATCAGATCACGCATCTCCTGCTGCGGTGTCCGCTGCTCGTCGTTCACGGCTGTCCCTTCGTCGTGATGAACTGCTCCGCTTCTAGCACAGCCCTCACGTGCGGTGAGATAACCCACCACTCGCGACGTTTCCACTGGGTCGTGAACCGGTTCGGTGCGTGGCCTCCGAGGTCACCGGACGTCATTCGCCGCGTCGTTTCGGGGCTCGCCTGCTCCGCGACCCATTGGGCGAAAGCACGGGCCCAGATCTCCCTTGGTCGCAGGAGGTAGTCGAGGTGGTCCCTGAAACTCCGGGCAATGCGGCGATCGACGGGTGAGGCCGTGCGATCTCGTGCACGCGCCTCAGCCTCTGCGCGCAGTTCCCGGAGACGCACGACATGCGGGGAACGGTTCGCCACGTCCGTGAAACGACCCCACGGATTCTGGGCGCCCGCCTCACTCTTGTACGACCGGATGCCAGGAGTGATCTGGTCGATGCTGTGGCCGATCTCGTGGTGGATCACAGCCGCGGTCTGTAGCGGGTCCATGCGGTGGGCCGTGGTGATCTCGATGGACCGCAGCCTTGGTGAGAACTCGCCGTTCACCCGTGGCCCGAGGTGGGTGCTTGTGATCGGCGTGGGTGTCCACCCCGGGGGGACGTCCAGGCCGGCGTCGTCCATCTGCTCCAACGCCCGGGCGATATGCCGGCTCATGGTGGGCGTGGTGGTCGCCCGGGTGGGCCACGCATCATGCAGGCGCCCCGACACGGTGGTGGGCGTAAGGGGTGTGGGGGCCGGGGCGTTGTGTCGACCCATGGTGTTGGCGAGCGCGTCCGCAATGCTCCGCTCCCGACGGACCAGGCCCCACCGTGGGTCGCGGTCCTTGGCGACGAGGTCGGGGAGACGCAACCGCCCTTGGAGGTAGGCGTCATGCTTGCCCGGCCCCAGGAGGGCCCGTTGGGTGCTGTACGGCGTGTCCTGCTCGAACACCTCCGCCCCGGTCCGGGTGATCGGCGGGTCCGCGCCGTCCACGACTGGGACCATGGTGCATCGGCAGGACGGGTGGGAACCCATCGGTTCGCTGATTGGGTGAAGGGTGCCGTGCATCGCCCAACACACTGGGCAGGCGGTGCGGTCCAGCGTGCTGAACCACTGCCAGCGGTGGACGACGCGGGTGTCCCGCCACGTCACCCGGGTGGCTTCCCGGTAGGCCCGCAGGGCTTCGGTGCGGGCGATCGTCTGCGCCCGGGCCCGGTTGCCCCCCAACGCCTGGGTCATCTCACGGGCGATCACGTGGGGGTTGCGGCCCATGATCACACCCTGCTCCAGGGTGCGGGCAACCACGTTGGCGGCATGTTCAGGCAGGTCAGTGAGCAGGCGGGGCAGCGCCCTGGCCTGGCTGGCCGCCACGATCGCGCGCTGCACGTCCAACCCTTGGTGGCGGAGGGGGGCGCCGGTGGCGGCACGGATCAGGTCCAGCCCGTCGTCGAGACCCGACGCGGCGGCCGCCTCAGCGTGACCGCTGATGATGCCCTGCAGTTCGGGCAGGCGTGTGCGGACCTCACGGTCGATGTCACGCCGCAGGGCTTGCAGCCGGCCGCGTTCATACAGCCAGGTGATCGGCACGCGTTCACCGTGATGGGTGGCCGCCACGATCTGGCTGGTCAACCGGTTGATGTGCTGGTCACACGCCCGCCCTATCCTGGTGTAGGTGGTGGCGACGGCGGCGAGCGCCTGGTCGTCGCGGGCGATCAGGGCGGCCCGGAACCCGCGGACCCTGGTGATGATGTCCAGGCTGGTCGCCAACCCGGCTACTTGCCGCGCGCCTTCGCGGGGCGGGCGGGTGCCCGGGCAGTTCCCGACGGGGTGCCCTCATCGACGGGGGTGGTGTCCTCGATGGCCCACGACACCCACCGGCCGTCCGCGGTGCCGAGCATCCACCAGCCACCCGGCCCCAAGCCGTAGGCGACGGGGGTTGCTTCTTCACCGGTCGCCACGAACCGCACGCGGGTCATGCGGCGGCCCCAGCGTCGAACGCCCGGACGGCGAGGGCTGCGTCCACCCGGGCCTCCTCGGCGGCCAGCTCCTCCATCCGCACCACCTCATCCAGGGTGTAGCCCAGTTCACGCCACACCACCACGCGCGGCACACCCGCCTGGATGCGGAGCAGTGCGGCCTCCGCACGCTCCCGATCCGACGGCTTCACCTCGATCGGCATCCACACCGACCGGGCCTCCACCACCGTGGCGCCGGCCATCCGCAACGCCAGCATCATCGCGTCGGTCAGCACGACGTCCAGGGTCTTCTTCAGCTCGCGGGCGGCGTTCATCTGGCGGGCTGTCGCCGTCTTCAGGGCTTCCCCACTGGGCCAGTCACCCGTCGTCGCGATCTCGTGCACCGGGGTGTCGGAGACCCGCCCGATGTCAGCAGCGAAGGCGTCGACGACACCGCGGAGCGGACCGATGCTCGGCCCGGCGAGTTCGACGACGCGGGCGTCGGGGTTCGGCAACCAGGTGACCGCCCCGGGCTTGGGGGCGTCCGTGTCCCTGCCGTCCGGTTCGGACCCGATGAACACGCGAGACGGGATGGTGGCCGCCTCCGACGCGATCGTGAGATCCCCCACCTCCTTGTTCAGCAGGAGCTGCACCGGGACGACGTCGCGCAGGACACTCTCACCGTAGGGGGGGTCGACGACGGCGTGCGGGATGTGGAACACCGGCACCACGTCGTACGGGTTGGTGGTTTCGGGGCTCGCGTCTGCCCCCTCGGGCACGTCGGTGCTGCGCAGCGGCCGGAGGCTGCTCGCCTTGCTGATCGTCCCGTCCTTGGAGGGGGCGGCCCACCGGAAGATCACGTCCCGCCGGTACTCGGTGACCCGGACGAGGCCGCGCTCGACGTCGCGCCACATCTTCACGGCCACGTTGATCCTCGTGGGGTCCTCAGGGGCGGTGCGAATCGCGATCCCCCGCGGGTTCTCCAGGGAGAATCGGGGGACGCCATCCGGGTCGGGCCATACGGACAGGAACCCGTCACCGTAGATCGCGGCCTCCCGGACCAGGCGGGGCAGGTGGAGGTCCATCCTGGACTCCGCCCACAGGCGAGTCGCCTCCGGGGTGTCGGCGGCGTTCGAGTCCGTCCACCCTTCGTGCACGATCAGGTCAGTGAAGCTGCGGACGACGCGGCCGCACATGTTGACGCGGGCCCCGTCGACGACGGCACGGAACGACCGGTCGAACCGGCGGGTGTTGAACATCCGGGGGTGGTGGCCACGGTAGAACGTGAGCCACCTGTTGAGGGTCGGCTGTCGGCGGTTGATGCTGCTGATCGCCCAGTCCAGGTCCGGCATCGCGGGGGCCCCTCCTCTCTTAGTCGTCGTAGGTGCGGGCCGCGGATGCGGCGCGGGGCTGGTGGAACGCCAACAGCAGCGCGTCAGCGTGATCCGGGCTGCGGCCCAACTGGGCGCGGGTGGTGGCCTTCGGCTCAACCTTCACCCGTCCGCGTGAGTCCAACGTGAAGCGGGGGGCGGACAGCTGCTCGGCCATCGTGTCGGTGATCCCCGACAGGTCCCAGGACTGCTCTTCGGTGGCGGTGCGGGCGATGTCCCACCACAGTTCGTCGCGCAGGAGCGGGTACCGGGCGGGCATGCTGCTGTTCGCCCCGACGTTCACGCCGATGATGCGGGCCGCGTGGGCGTGGTCGCGGCCGAGCTCGGTCAACCGGTCGACGACGCCCTTCCCGATGCCGATCACGTCGACCTTCACCATGGTTGCCCCCGTCTCCCGGATCGCTTCCAAGACGCGACCGACCAACCGCATGGTGTCGGGCTGCTGGTCGGTCCACATGCGGCACACCAGGGGGCCGCGGCGTTCGACGATGACGGACTCGTCACCGCCGGCGCCGACGTCGACGCCTAGCTCGACGGGGGTGAGGGAACCGGTCGGGTAGGTCTGGGCCCGGTGGCGCCACGATGCGTCCACGTCCGGGAGGGGATGGTTGGCGTCGGCCACGGGGGGGCGCGGCTGGTGGCGGACCCGGTCTAGCCAGCCCCACGGCACGACGATGTCGGTGTCGTCTTCGACCAGTTCCCCGTCCAGCTCTTGGCGGCCGAACGCGGTGCCGCCGTACCGGTCCTGCAGCAGCGCCCTAGTGTCGTCCGGGAGGTGTGGGTTGTCGCCGGTGGAGGCCCGGAGGATCGGCACCCCGGGGTCCTTCACGAGCTGGCGGATGCGGGGGCGGGGGCGGGGGGTGGTGGTGATGATCGCGTGCGGCCGGCTGCCCGGGAGGGCTCGGCGTAGGACGAACTCCAGTTGCTCCCAGGTTTCTTCCAGCCGAACCCATGATGCGAGCTCGTCGCACCAGGCGAGGTCGAACTCGGGGCCGCGGAGTCGGTTGGGGTCGTCGGGGGCGTGGGCGCCGAACAGGCGGGCGGTGGCGCCGTTGGGCCAGTGCAGGACGGCGTCCGGGGACTGGACGAACCGTATCGATGGGTTGACGGTGAGCAATCCGCTGACGCCGTACACGCCGATCTGGCGTGCGTCCCCCAGTGTGGGGAACACGATCGCGATCCTGGCTTTCGCGTGGTGGCGGGCGTACCGGTCGACGTAGTGGGCGGCCGAGCTGGTCTTGCCGGCGCCGCGGCCGGCCATGAACATGGCGTACCGCCATCTGCCGGTCGGCCAGTGTTGGTGCGGGAGGGGGCTCCAGCCGTCCGGGTAGTCGCCTTCTGGTGGGTCGGCGAGGTCGGCGAGGCTAGCGCGCCACGACCGGGGTGGCGTGAGGGTCGTCACGCGACCCCCACATCTCCGGCCGGGACGGTCATCCGCCAGCCCGGAGATGGCGGGAGAACCCACGCGTAAACGCCGCCCGCTGCTCCTCCGTCAACACCGCCTCCTCCAACCCGGCCGTCACGGCCGCCCATGCTGCGGCGGCCTGGGACTCCTGGACCCTTACCAGCCGCTCCTCGACACCAGCGTCGATCGCCAACTTCGCATAGCGGGTAGCCCGGTCACGCTCGGAATTGTATAGGTCCACCAGGATGTGCGCTAACGCCGGATCGCGGGAGTCCTTGTCGTCGAAGTGCTCGGGGACCGCGACCGCACCGTCACGTGACACCGTGACATCCAGTGTGCTCACGGCCAACCGGTAGGCGGCGACGTTCGACCACGCTTCACGGACGGCTTCCAACAGCACGTCCAGCGGGTTCGCATCCACCGACCCGCCAAGCCTCAGCGCCTCCCGGCGGGCCGCCTCGATCGCCACCCGACGGCCCGCCGCACGCCGCGCCTGCGGTGTCCCCCCACCGTGCAGGTGACACCGCGCCTGCCCACGCATCGGGTGCCGTTGGCACGGCGTCCCCGTTGACTTCCTGGTCGCCCCGCATACCCTCCTTCCATCGGGTGTGTCAGCCACGGCTTACACCATCGGGTTCGGTGTCGGGCACGGCGTGGAGGTGGGCGTTCGGGGGCCACGCGGATCGC